AAGGTAAAATTGTTCTTTGACATGTTCTCGCAGCTCCCGTCATGGTTCACAAATCTTTGGATCCTTGTCGTTGCGTCGATTTATGGTATAAAGGGTACACAAATTTTTAGAAATGGAGGAAAAAAATAATGGGTATTTTAAGTTACGGATATAAAGCAAGAAACGCAGGCAAAGCAATTAAGTCTGTTCCTATCGCTAAAAATTTAACTAAAAAAAGAGCTGATACTGATGAAGCTCTTAAAAGCTTACAAAGTTATAAAGATTTCGATAAAAAATTAACTGGTGGTAAAAACTTAAATAAGTATAAAAAAATTACTAGTGATCATATTAAAAATGTTTCTGCTATTAATACAAAATACGAAAAAAGAATGAAAGATATTAAAGCTGCTAGAAAAAGAGATGAGAAAAAAGTAATTGGCGCTGGAGCTGCAACTGCAGTAGGTGCAACAGTAGCACATGGCGCTGCTAAAAAGAAATTTCCTAAATACAAAGAATTTGCAGAATCAGATATAGCTATCGAAGATGGTAAACTTAAACTAAAAAAGAAAAAGGAGAAATAAGATGCCAGGAAAAGCAATAAGTAAAAGTAAACAAAAAGGTTTAGCTAAATTAGCTAAATCAGCACCTGAAGTAGCAAAAAGAATGGGATATAATCCAAATAGAATGGTTGCTAAAAAAGGTGGAAAAGCAAAAAAAGGAAAAAAATAATGGCTAAACTTTGTCCAAGAGGAAAAGCAGCAGCAAAACGAAAATTTAAAGTATACCCATCAGCGTATGCTAATATGTATGCTTCTGCAGTTTGTTCTGGAAAAGTTACACCCGGTGGTAAAAAAAATCGTAAGAAAAAAGCTTTCGGTGGAACATCACAAGATGACAAAAGAGATGTTAGAAAAGTAGAACACATGATTGGTGCATCAAAGAGTTCACCAAGAGAAAAAGGTAGAAAAAAAGCTAT